CGTTTCAGGCGCAGACCTTCCAACCGCACCAAAAGAAGAAAAGCATAACCCTGAAGATCAAGACATGAGCGAGATTATCGGGGCCATTCTTGGCGATGATGATTACGACATGCTGGCCAATGCTTTTGCATTTGTTGAAAAAGGCGATCCGTCCGACATGGACGCTTACAAAATGATGATCGCGCGAATGAGAAATGAAGAGCTACCAGAAGACGCCGCACCTGATGAGGGCGAATTGGTTGTTTATTGGGACCTAATCGAGCGATCTATGCGTCAATTGCTTGAAGGTGACGTCAATATACCAGACGAAGACAAGGAGGCCGTTTATGAGCTTCTATCGGGCTACTATGAGAAATTCGAAGAAACGCCGCCGGAATATAACGATTCTGATGATGATAATGATGCCGATGGTAATCGCGGCGCATCTGATGAAGACGACGAAGACAGCGAAGACGAACAAGAAAAACAGTTTTTAACCGCCCTAATTCGGGCTTTCACCTAAAAATGGAGCTACCAAAATGTCACACGACAAAAATATGGTAAAAGAAGCCCGCGAAATAATCAAGGGCATTAAGCAATTTCAAAATACGGCCACTGACAAGATGGCGAATTTTTCACGTCAGGTGGATGATCTGAAGCTTGCTCAGCGTAAATTGCAAGAAGCGCAATCAGTCGCTAAACCTGTACAAATGAGCGGCGGCGATTCTCGTCTCAAGTCATTTTTAAATCAAGACGGATCGATCCAACTTGGTACGGTTACAAAAAAGATTCAAGTAAAAGGTCAGGGCACTTTTGAAACAGAGGTCGAGGGCTTACTTACAAGCAAAACCCCGGCTAACGAATGGCATAAAGAATTAATTGATCTTACTCAAAAAAGAGCTTGGTGCCGATCATTGATGACCAATCCCCACACCCCAAAGGGCGATCTTGCTATCTATAAGCATATCGAGCGCGCACCTTCTGAAATCAAAACAGCCGTAACCCGCGCTTTTTATGATGGGGCCGGTGCAGGTGCTGAATTTATCCCTGATCAATTTCGCGCCGAGCTTTACGAAACCTTCCAGGTTCCGCGTAACCTTAGAGCTTTAATGCCATCAGTTGAGATGCAAAATAACACTATGATCATTCCTCGCATGGGTCGCGGTGGCCGTCCTTATGTTAAAGGCCAGGTATCAACTGACAACCCTGCAAATTATCAGGCTTCTACTGTTTTAACAGAAAGTAAGACAATTTCCGTTAAAGGTTTTGCAACTCGATACGTCGTTGACGATGGTGCAGCCGAAGATTCAGCGCTTGCACTAATGCCAATCTTAACCCGCCAAATCGCTTCAGATCTTGAAGATGCCTGGGAGGATTGCTTCATCAATGGAGACGCTTCTGGCACTCTTGGCGATGCCCTTGGCTCATGGAATATTCGATCACGTTGGGGTGCCGCCGGTCTTGGTGGCGCAGACGATCACCGAAAAGCCTTTGATGGTTTGAGACAACGATCATTTGCAGCCGCGACGCAAACAGCAGCCGCCGCGCCTGCACTCGCAACAACGACAGAATTGCTTGGTCGTATTAGCGCAATGGGAGAATTAGGTGTTGGAAATTTGTATATTGTTTGCAGCCCTGAGGCTATGGTGAAGCATTTAATGGCCAACCCTGACCTTCTGACCATGGACAAATTCGGGCCCAGCGCATCGCTTGTGCAGGGTTCCGTCGCTTCCATATTTGGCCATAGCGTCTTGCTTTCCAGATTTGTCGGTAATGACATGGCGGCATCTGGAAAATATGACAACGTTACAAAAACTAAAACAGGTATTTTGTTCTATAACGCTGCGAGTTTCTCACAGTATCAAAAGCGCGGCGTGACCGTCGAGACTGACAAGAACATCGGAAGCGGATCGATCGAGATCGTTTCAACAATGCGCAACGTTGTCGCCTCTGTTGATGCGGCTGGAACTGATAATTGTGCTTACCTTTTCGACTTAAACAGCTAATAAGAGGATTATTTAAAATGAGTATACAAAATTATACATTCCACATTGACGAAGCATCATCAGCCGGAACGAAAGAATATTATATACCTTTCGATCGTTTGGTTGAAGTCGAAGCGGTTTCAATTGTTGCAAATCAAGCAATAACCGCCGCCGGTGCTTATGTTACATTGACCGTTCTTGGTAGTGATGGAGCAACTGCTTTGTGTTCAAGAAATACAAACAGCGGCGGCACCGGTACAACTTTAGCAAAAGGCGTTAGTGAAGATCTAACCATGGGCAACAATGAAAAAGCTAATTTTTCAGGATCACAGTCTTTGAAAATTACAAGCGTTCAAACTGGTGGTGTTATTACTGATGTCGTCTTGAATATCAAAGTTCGAGATGCTCGAGATTTTAGCTAAGGGTTAAAGCGTGGCGATTGTCGATAATGCACTACTGAAAGAATACCTCCCTGAAATTCAGGGCGCAGGTATTGACGCCGAATTGACGGCGTTAATCAGTAGAGTTGAAACGGCGATCGCCCGCTATCTTTCTTTTCCGGAGGTTACCCAAAGTTCAACAGTCATGGGGCCGACGTTGGATTCACACGCTTATACCTTCCATCTTGATGGCCCCCAATATATGAACCCTTCGGTTCTACAATTACCGGTTAAACCGGTGACGGCGATAACGTCAATTCATAGCGATCCCGATCGCCAATATGGATCTGATACGTTGATCGATGCGTCAACATACACTTTTAACAAACATAACGGCCAGGTTTTTCTTGATCCAGTTACGGCTATCAATGTATTTGATCGATCCTTTCGAGCAATAAAGGCCGTTGTAACCGCAGGCTTTACCAGCGCAACAGCACCGCACGATCTAAAACATGCGATCTGTGTTTGGGCTTCTCAGCTTCAGCGCAACAAAGGCGCGCAAGGTCGTAATTCTATCTCAAACCGTGGCGGATCTATTTCTGCAAGTGCGAAGTCAATGCCCGAAGAAGTTAAAGAATTGCTTTTTCCTTTTCGATGCTTTGGGGCGGTTTTATGAGCATCACAGGTGAAGAATTCGCAAAGAGATTAAGAAGCGGGGCAGATGGTTTAATGGAAAGATTAGGCCGTGAATTGGAGGCCTTTGCTAAAGAAGTTCATGGATCTGCACAAGAGAATTTTGTGGGTAATGACTTAAAAACTGGAAGGGTTAGAGATACAACGCCCGGAAGGCTCACAAAAGGACGAAGGCCAAGGCCGGTCAAATATAAAAGCGGCGGCCCTATTGGATCAATGTACGAATCATATAAAGACGCTTCTTCTATATCTGGATTTATGAAAGGGCCAAGAAGCATAACAAAAAATTTGCGCGGTTCTATAATGGGAGAAGTTGGAATTATTGACGGCAAACCCGCTGCAATTATAACCGCTGGAAAGGTTAAGCCTGTAAAGTATGCGGCGGCTATTGAGTTTGGATCGCCTAAAAACAAAATTCAGCCAAGAATGTATTTATCGCGTGCGTTTGATTTGCATATTGATAAGATACCCGATGAATTTAGAGAAATGCTAATCGCCGCTATTCATGGCGGTGAATAATGGCCGACGCAAGACTAACAACAATCCACAAGAAATTACAAGCGCTTTTAGCTGTAAATCATCCGACTTTTTCAGGTGTTGATCTTACTGGTCGAGTAGTGCGCGGATCTATTGTACAGCCGCCATATACCCCATTTGCAACGGTGTTTTTTGTTGACAGTGTCGAGCAGTACGGAACGACTTTAGGCCGCTATAAGTCAACCGCCAATTTTGAGGCTTATATCTATATTGGTGGCGCAAACGCAACAGAAAGAAACGATAACGCGATCAATATTGCAAGCGACGCAGTCAAGGCCATCACAGCAAATAGGCAATTATCTCTTGGATCTTTGGTTGATGATGTACTTGTCAGTTATACCGCTGTCGATGGCGATCAATATGGGTTAATGAATATCGGGATCGGTCTTTTGCGGATCACAATTACCTTTGTTTCAGATGATGGGGTTTAATTTTGTCGTGGTATGATGAAAGCTTTGAATTTCGGTATCCAATAGCGATCGAAAACACCGGCGCTACGGCGAACTACGATCTTTCTGTTGTTTTTCCCTCACAATGGGACACCTTTTGGGAGTCCATCGGATCAAATGGATATGATATTATCCCGGTGTCGCCATCGGGAAACCTAATCCCTTTCAAGCGTTTGGGCTTTAATTACGCTAATCGTGCTTTAACTTTGCAGATGGACTCTTTCGAATTGACGACTGTTAGCGTTAATTTGATATATATCTACTTTAAAAAGGCCAGCGCATCAGATCAGGCCACAGCTGTAACCATATCAACACCAAAAGACGGGTTTATTTGGTTAGGAAAGCCGACAAATATGATTGTTGGTCCCTCGACGTTTACAGGTAGCGCATCGACCACAACCGAATCTTTTGTCATGAACACGACAACAAACGCGTATATGTGGTTTTCGGTTCAAAACATTCTTTCGAATCGTTTCGCACCATATAACGATCGAATGAATTACGAAGAAATTCAATACTGTAAAGTTTCAGTTTTAAACAATTCAGGCGCAACGGTTCCCGGCATGATTGACCAAAACAAAACCCGATTTATTCCGGGTTTTATTGGCGTCTTTGTCCAAGGTTCCGGTGGTGTCGATAATAACAATTATCAAGTGCGTCTAACAATTCAAACCGTGCAAGGGGCGCAAACCTTCGCGCTCACAAGCACCCTATCAATTAGAAATAAATTACCAGCTTAGGAGAAAATCATGCCTATTTTATTCGGCAGAAATACATTTTTTAAACTTGCGCCCGAAGCCTCTTATGCTGTTACCGGTGCCTATAAAACAAACGCGGTTCGAACAATTGATATCTCAATGCAAACAACGCAACAGAGGGATCGGTCAAATCATTTGAGTTCAAGTGATGGCGCAATAGCACAAAGCACGTTCGACCAATTTAGAGAGTCAGGCGGTAGCTTGAGCGTGCCCTTGTATTATTCAGGATCTACCTTGCTTTTGAAAGCTTTGGTGGGTACGATAACCACGACGGGCGGATCTCCTTATACGCATGTTTTAAAATCAAATACAACAAGCCTGGATTCTTTTACTTTGGCTTTGCAGCGTGGATCAGATGCAAACGGTCAAGAGGTATTTACTGGATGTATGATAAATAGCGGCACGATCTCAATTACGGCAGGAGAAGAGGCAAGTCTAAGTTTGGACATAATTGCAAAAGACAGCGCAGCAAGAACAGCGCCTGCACTTGTTCCAACTTACAACGCAACCCAAAAAAGGGTACAACATTATGAGACAATTGTCGATCTCACATTTAACGGCGTCACATATAAGGTTCGATCGTTTGAGATGACAATAGAGAACAGCCTTGAAAGACGAAATGTTCTCGGTTCTAAGCTCACCGAATCGCCTGATGTCTCTGATTTTCGGTCATGCGTTGTAAGCGTGGAAACAGATGCAGAGAATAATAATTTATATGCTGCAATGCTTGCAGGTACTGAATCATCATGTGTAATTAAATTTAAGGAAACAGGATCAACAAATTACATGGAATTCACACTGAATAATTCAATAATTACCGACTATAGCGATCCAATTTCAACAGTTGGCCGACTTTCTCAAAGCGTAACTTTTACCGCTTTGGCTGGCGCATCGACTGAAGCATTTAAAATTGAAATTAACAATTTGTTAGATGGTGCAAACGCTTTAAACACTTAAAAAAAATAAATCATTGTAAACCCGTTTAGGTTATTTCAAATCTGAACGGGTTTTTTTCATGCCCAATATAAAGCAGGTTGAACAATGAGCATATTAAAAGAGATTGCGAAATCGTCGCGATGGTCAGAAAAAGTTTTTGATGGAAAGATCATAATTGAGGGTCGAATCCTATCACCAGCGGAAGCAGAAAGCGCCGGGTTGTCGTCGGCTTTAATTGCTTCGACTTTGGCAAATCCCGAAGACATCAAGAAAATACAACAAATGACAGAGCAAGACGATAACTTTGATGATTTGATCGAATGGTCTAAACGTTTAAAGCCTGAAAAACTTCTTGAATTAGCTGCACAAAATGACAAAATAATTTGCTCTTGTGTTCGCCGTTGTTCAGTTGACCAAGGTAAAACATATGAAGATTTTAAATTGGTTTTTCATGAAAAGGATCAAGACGCAGACAAGAACCAATTGTGGATTGGTGTTGTAAGCGATGAAGACCGGGCCAAATTATTAGAACATTGCCTTCAAGGTCATGTCGCCGCAGCGAATAGAATTAGGGGGTTGGTTTGAAGATAAAGACCTTCTACACATCTATGATATAATTGGCAAAAATTACGGGATACTTCCGAGCGAAGTAGCAAAGCTTTCTTTTGAGGACTTAGCGATTAACGTTGCAGCTTTAAAGGCAAGGGGTCACCGTATTGACAAGCTCATGAGGCAAACCAGAAGAAAGAAGACCTCGATCTTTCCTACCGTAAACCTTCATGATCTGATAAACTGCTTGTAAGGGGTTTGTTATGGCTGTTAGTGTCGTTGAATTAGCGTTAAAGGTCCAAGCTGGAAACGCAAAAAAAGAGCTAAAATTAACAGCAGCACAAGCCGACGGAGCAGCGCGATCGACTTCTAATTTTGGCAAGACCTCAGCCGTTGCAATGAAGCAGGCCAGCACATCAGCGGCGTTAACACGTAAACAATACATGGCTTTAAGAAAGGACTCGGCCAACCTTGACCGCTTAACAGGAGAATTGGCTTCTGCCTTTGCTTTGCTATCCCCTGAGATGTCAAGCGCAGCCTCTACGGCTTCAGCCTTTGCCGGTGGTCTCGAAGGTGTGGC